CTCCGCCATCCTCAAGCTGCCGGTGGACCGCAAACTGGCCATGACCGGCGAGATTACCCTGCGTGGCCGGGTACTGCCCATCGGCGGGCTGACCGAAAAACTGCTGGCCGCCAAGCGGGGCAACATCACCAACGTGCTGATCCCCAGGGAAAACGAGCGCAACCTCCGCGACGTGCCCCAGAAAATCCGCAACAGTCTGGCCATCGATCTGGTGGACGATGTCGACGAGGTGTTGCAACGCGCCCTGATCTTGAAGACAGGGGAAACCCTGTTCAAGGATGTGCCGTTGGATTCCATTTTCAGCGACTTCACCATCTCGGCGCACAACACCCCGGCGCACTGATCAGGAGACCTTTCAGGTGCCGGGAAAGAGGCGGGGAAATTGCTAATAGTCCAGGGAGGCTCTGTTTTTTTCTTGACGGACAAGGGCGCACCTGATAAATAGACCGTCACCTTTTGGGGCGAATAGCTCAGCTGGGAGAGCATCGGCCTTACAAGCCGAGGGTCACAGGTTCGATCCCTGTTTCGCCCACCACGCACATGCTGGAGTCGTAGTTCAGTTGGTTAGAACGCCGGCCTGTCACGCCGGAGGTCGCGAGTTCGAGTCTCGTCGGCTCCGCCAGTATATACGGGTAGTTGGAGAAATCCAACTACCCGTTTTTTTTGCCGGGGGCTTCTCAAGGGGCTCGTCTGTAAAAAAGAAAAGCGGATTCCAGTTATAGGGGGGCACATAAACGTAGAAACTTTGAATGGCTATAGGGGGGCACATAAACGTAGAAACTTTGAATGGCGTGGAATGATGGTACTTTTGAGGTACTTTTTCCAAACGCTATAGAGACTTGCGGGAAATTGAGAAAAATTTTCCGGACAAATTCTTAAAACAAGAAACTTTTCGGTTTTGGGCCTGGAATAGGTCAGATTTGCAGATAAACCGAGAAAGTTAATAGGACCTGAACCAGCTTTATTCAGTGGCGAAGGTTCGGCAGAAAAAGATGATCTGGCCGATGATGTGCAGATCCCTCATTTCGACTTCGTAGGGTTCGTATTCGTGCCGATTATCTGAAATTATCAAGATTCGCCCGCCAGGGCGAAAAGCCAGCCGTTTGATCATCACAGTGGAATCAAAGCGGATGGCGTAGATCATTCCCTCCTTTATCGATCTTTTCCCGATATCGATCATAACGGTGTCGTCTTCCTGGATGGTTGGCGACATTGAGTCTCCCAGGACACGCATGAGCACCAAGTTCTTGGCGCTGGATGCGACCCTGTTCAGCCAGCTTTTTCTAAATGCATAATACCCTTCGATCTCTTCCGAGATGACAAAGGCGCCGCCTCCAGCGGACAGTTGTGTTTCCGCCATGGGAATGTAATCGAACATCTCCGGATCGGGGTTTTGCCATTGGGGAATAAAGATTTGGCCGTTCCCGTCGCTGACTATAGATTGCGGCTTATGCTCAGGCAAAGGCATCGAAGATGGGGCATCCTGGCCCTTGTACATGGGACCTTCGCCAACGAGCAGCCATGAAGGATTGATGCCATATTCTTTGCAGACCGATGCAATAAAATCCCCAGTTGGAGAAGTTGCCCCTGCTTCATAGCGACCGATGGTATTCAGGTTCACGCCAAAACGAGAACCAAAATCTTTTTGAGATTCATCTTTTCTGATTATTCTCAATCTTTCGCCAATTCCAGTGTCCATAAAATTCACCAAATTTGCGTGCATCGCTTAAGGAATGAAAGCGATGCGGAAGCGATGCGTTTTTTTCGGGCGCATCTCTTTCCGTATCGCATTGATTTAACGGTAGTTACAGAGAATGGTTTGATACGTTCACTAAAAATAAAGCGATGCACGATTTTTCGAATTGACAATTCACTAAAAAACGATAATTATCGTCAATAATAAAGAAACAAAAGTTCCTTTTTTGCATCCTATCAAGGCAGGCTCATTTTTACAACGTCCACTTGCCACCAAAAATAGGACAAACAGTGCCACAGAGGCGGACAGGAGCACGAATTTTGCGACCCACCCAACTCACAATTTTCAGCAATTCCGGACTGCACACGGTTGTCCGTGATGTTAAGGAGGCCTTGAACCAAGCGATCAAGGCTTCCGGCCAGTCACGGGATCAGGTGCTGGACCGGATGAACGAGTTGGCATGTCGGCATAATCTGCCCATCAATGGCAAGGCCGGGGTGAGCAAGGACCTGTTCGAGAAATGGCTCAACGTAGAAGATGACAGCCGAGTGCCGGGTATCAAGGCACTGGCGCTATTGTGCGCAGCCTTGGGCACGGTGCAACCGATGGCGGTGATGATCGCTGCTTTGGGTGGCTTGGCGATCGATGGCGAAGACGTGAAACTGCTCGAGTGGGCCAGGGTGTACCACAAGACCAAGGCACTGCGGAAAAAGATGAGGAAGATCGAAGAGGAGCTGGGATGAGGAATTCGACCGAAATACGGATATGGATGCTTCGCAACCAGTTGACTGTCGAATCAATCAGGCGAGATCTTGGCTACCGCAACCACACGCCTGTTTCCCTGACCATCGACGGCAAGAGGAACCAGCAGAAGGTACTGCAGTATCTGAAAGACCATGGCTGCCCGGAGCAATATCTGCACCTTCCAAAGAATATGAAGAAGGCGGCATGACAATGGAACCGGTGACGATCAACGAAATTGCCAGGGCTCTGGGTGTGCATAAAACATCGGCACAACGAAAGGCCAACAAAGAAGGATGGTTATTCGAGGAAAGAAAAATCATCGGCGGTAAGGAACGGCGCTACCTCGTCGCCCAACTCCCCAAAGCCATCCAAATCGCTCTCGTCGCCAAAAGATCGGCGGGCGATCTCCTGCCCGTGACCTCCTCACCGATCCCGACCACCAGCGATAGCACCCTCAATGCTGACGTCATCGTTGCCCAGCCATCACCCCCCGCCATGACCCAACGCATGGAAGAGAAGATGCAGCACAAGGCAGCGCTGCTCGGTCTCTACAACCGGGCACTGGCCGCCGCCGGGTGGGGCAACAAGGTCCAGGCCCGGATCGAGTTCGAGCAGGCCTACAATTCCGGCCTTGCCTGGCCGCATCTCCATGAACAACTCGGCCCGGTGAGTTGGAAGACCATCGAGAGCTGGGCGGTCAAGGTGCGCAAGCACAACAACGACTGCTTCTTCCTGGCCGACCGGCGCGGCGCCCACCTGCGCGGCAAGTGCAGCTTGACGGAACAGCAGACCGAGATCTTCCTCCGCTGCGTGCTGCGGCCGAACAAACCCCGGATCTCGGAATCCTTCCGGGTGGCCAAGGCGGTCATGCGGCAACAAGGCATCGAGAACAGCCACAGCGAGGCTACCTACCGCCGCTGGCTCCACCATTGGAAGGAGCGCAACCATCACCTCTGGGTTTTCGCCCGCGAAGGTGCCAAGGCCTGGAACGACCAGTGCGCGATGTACATCGAGCGCGACATGAGCCTCTTGAATGTCGGCGACGTCATCGTGGCCGACGGCCACAACCTCAATTTCGAGATCCTCAACCCCTGGACCGGAAAGCCGCAGAATCACATGACCCTCATCCTGTTCTACGACATGGCCTCCAACATGCCGCTGGGATGGGAAATCATGCCGACCGAGAACACGGCTGCCATCTCCAGCGCCCTGCGCCGGGCGGTTCTGCGCCTGGGCATGTATCCCCGCGTGGTTTACCTGGACAACGGCCGGGCTTTCAAAGCCCGGTTCTTCAAGGGCTCACAAAACTTTGACGAGGCTGGTTACGCCGGCCTCTACGAACGCATGGGTTGCCAGACCATCCATGCCTGGCCTTATCACGGCCAATCCAAGACCGTGGAGCGCTTCTTCGGTTCCTTCGCCGAACTGGAACGGCTGGTCCCCGGCTATACCGGCACCAGCATCGAAAACAAGCCTCCCCGGATGATGCGCGGCGAGAAGCTGCACCGCAAGGTCCACGAACAACAGTTCGGCAACCGCTGCCTGACCCTGGAAGAAGCCCACATCCTGATTGCCGCTTGGTTCGACGAGTACGCCAAACGGTCGCAGCGGGGCCACCTCGGCGGCAAGTGTCCGATGGAAGTGTTCCTCCAAGGCAAAGGTCCCGGTGTCGACAAGGCCGAATTGATCTGGCTGATGATGAGCCTGGAAATCAAGACCATCCACCGCAACGGCATCACTTTCCGGGGGCAGAACTATTATCACCCGGCCCTCTACGGCCGCCGGCACAAGGTTTCCATCCGTTACGACCTCCAGGATACCAGCTCGATCTGGGTGATGGACCAGCAAGGCGAACTGCTCTGCGAGGCTTCCCCGGTGGAGCAAATGCACCCGGCGGCGGCCCAACTTGGCACCGAAACCGACAAAGAGAAACTGCGGCAGCACATCGCCCAAAAAAGGGATCAAGAGAAGTTGGCCTCGGCCTCGGCCAGGGCCTTGCTCCGGGAAGAGATCCTGCCCGAGCACCGGCGGCAGATGGCAGAAATCGGGGTGCTGACCGATGACCGGCAGGCCATCGAGGCTCCCAGCCAAAAAATGATCAGCCTGGACGCCGAAAAGTTCCGCCGTGAGGTGGAAGAAGCCACGCGGTTACACGAGGAGGCCGAAGCGCAAGCCCTGAAGGATGAACTGCTCCGGCTCGACGAAAGCGATCGCTACGAACGACTGGTCGAGATGGAGGCCCAGGGGATCGAACTCGGCCCGGAATGGACCGGCTTCATGACCTTCTTTGAGCAGACCAAGGCCTACACGGATTTTCCGGACTACTGGGAGACTTGTCGGATGAAATACGGCCTGATGTGGCGTCAATCGGCCGACGCGAGGTAATGAAAAAGGCCGGTGCGCGAACACCGGCCTCGTACAGCCATAAATAGATCAAAAGGGGAATGACCTATGGGTTCCACAGTAAAGTTCAAGCCAACCTTTGTCCAGACCAAAAACGTGCGGTCCTTTGAAACCCTGATGCAGGGCCTGATGATCGGCAAGGGCGGGGCAGGGGAAGGCGACGAGCGGCTCGGCTGCATCTGGGGCCGGGCTGGCCGGGGCAAGACCCGCACCGTCCAGACCTGGGCGGCCCGAAACGGCTGCGTCTATATCGAGACGGTCTCGGTTTGGTCCGAACTCGATTTCTTGCAGAAACTCTGCCAGGAATTTGGCCTCCGCCAGATCCCCGGCCGTCGTGGCCGCTGCTTCGATGCCATCATCGAGGCCATGACCATGAGCAACCAACCGGTGTTCATCGATGAGATCGAGCGGTTCGGCCAGAAGTTTCTCGAAATCATCCGTGATCTGGTCAAGATCACCGGCGGCATCATCGTCCTCATCGGTGAGGAGGAACTACCGCACCTGATGAAGCAGAATCGCCGGGTCTGGTCCCGGACCTACCGGGCCATGGAGTTCGAGCCGGTGAGCCCCACGGATGTGGGATTGTATGTCAGCCAGTGTACCGGCCTGCACTTGAGCCCGCCAGCCACCGAGATCATGCACCGGGCCTCGGGCGGCGACCTGCGAATTGTCCGGCGCGATACCATCAACCTAGCCCATGCCGCCACCAGCCTCCGCCGCACCGGCGAGGTAGATGCGGAACTGGCCGCCATCGCCTGCAAATGCGGGCTGAAAGGGGACTGATCATGACGTTGCTCTCGTATAACCAGCAGATTCTGGCCAAGGCCCTGGAGCTGATTGCCGAGAGGGGTGAAGTGACGGTCACGGAGCTCTCCCATGAAATGCATTTGCAGACCTACAAGGAACACAAGCGCATGCTCGATGGGCTGAGTGAACTGTTCAAGGCAAAAAGCCTCAGCCGGTTACGCCAAGGGGTCTATGGCCGTCCCCAAGAACAGAAACAAGAGGACAAGCGGGCGGTGATGTGGCGGATCCTGCGAATGCGCCGCCGGGTGGCGGTGGATGATTTGGTGGAAATGGCCGACGTCGCCCCCGATTATGCCAAGGAATGGCTTCGGATGCTGGTGCAGCGGGGCGTGGTGCGGAAACACCAGCAACCGGGAATGAAGGGCTCTTGGCAGTTGATCAACGATCCCGTCGACATGCCCGAAGACGACACCAAGGCCAATCGGCTGCGGGAATTGCGAAAAAAGAAAAAAGAGGCGGCGGTCAGCGTGATCGACGGCGCCCTCAAGCAGTTACAGACCATCGGCGAGGCCCTGTCCAAGGCTAGATACGCCATCACCACCATGGAGGAAGGAGAATGAACGCATTACGGATCAACCGCAGTCTGGCAGAAATCAGCAAGCACGTCCACAACCTGCGCATCGGCACCCTGGGCGGCAACGTCGACCTGTTGGCCATTGCCCGCACCACCAAGGCTATGCAGGCCGAACTGACCTCGGAAAAGATCGTCAGTGGCTACCGCACCGACGCCATCGCCCAGAATCTGCGGGTGCATGAGCTGATCGAAAAGGCCGGTCCGTCGCCGGATCACCAGGCCCTGCTCGCCATCGGCATGGCGACGGAATTGGCGGTCAAGAAGCTGAACGATTACCGCGAGATGTGTAACTTCGCCGCACAGCTCAAAACCACAGGTGGGCAGGATGGATTGGATCAGCTTGCTGCGTAGGGCGGTGCAGGTCGAGGGCAGCCAGGCGGCCGTGGCCGGCAAGCTCAATTACAGCCCAGCCACCATTTCCCAGGTCCTGAACGATAGTTACAACGGATCGACCGATGCGATCCGCGATAAAGTCCTGATCACTTATGGAGGAAAAACCATGCAAGCCATACCCGACGGCTACAAACAGAACGCGATCGGCCACCTAGTGCCGATCGAGAGCATCAAGGAGATCGACCTGGCCCGAGACGAGTTCGTGAAGGAAGTGGTGACCAAGGCTCAGGCCCTGGCCGCCACGGTGGCCGAGTTCAAGCAACGGATCGCCGCCGACATGCAGGCCTTTCTGGACCTCAGCGCCGAGAAATACGGGGTCACCCTGGGCGGTGCCAAGGGCAACATCAACCTGGTCTCCTTCGACGGTCGCTACAAGGTGCTGCGGGACGTGTCGGAGCGGCTCGATTTCGACGAGCGGCTGCAGACAGCCAAGGCCCTGATCGACGAATGCCTCCGCGAGTGGACCAGGGACTCGGGCGCCGAGGTCCGCACCCTGATCGAGGATGCCTTCCAGGTGGACAAGAAGGGGAGGATCAACACCAAGCGGATCCTGGGATTACGGAAGCTGGAGATCAAGCATCCCACCTGGATCAAGGCCATGGAGGCTATCAGCGACGCGGTCACCGTTACCGGCTCCTGCACCTATTACCGGGTGTATGAACGGAACGAACAGGGCGAATACCGGCAGGTGAACCTGGATTTTTCGGGGGTGTAAGATGGCCACCTTGAAGAAATTGATCAACCAGTTGTGGCAGCGCATTTCTGCGCAGGGCGGGGTGGTCCCGGAACGGATCGCTCCCTTGGCAGAGGGCCGTGTCTACGAGGTGCCGGAAGGATTGCTACCGCGCTTTTTTGAGCTGTACGTGGACCTATGCAAGGCGGAGCGGATTGGCAGAGGCGCTGCCGAGGCATACAGGATGTGGCGGTTACTGAAGCAGCGCTGTCCAGAGATCAATGAGGGACACTGGAAGGTAGTGGTTCACGGCTGGACGCGTGTCGAGGTGATTGAGGTGTTGCCATGGATGGCGGCACCTATCACCGAAACACAACGCTTGGATTAAGCGAAATTCCGGCCGGTGGCTGGTCTGCATGGGGCAGACCCGCCTGTTGACAACGCCGGCCGGGATCATCCAGAGGTGGCGCTCCGGATCTGATGAGCAGCCAACAAGATACTGATGAAAATTGTTGATGGACACCCAACGCTGGTTTTCGAGCGAAAAAGGAGCAGAGACGCTTGTCGGCATCTGAAGATCCTTGTCGATCCAGCGTTGACCTATGTCGAGTGCGAAAGTTGTGGTGAAAAACTCAACCCGGTGTGGGTGCTCGAACGAATGATAACTCAAGCGAGCCACTGGAAGTACAGGCTCGAAGAGATTAGAAAAACCCTTGAAAAACTTGAGAAAAAGAAGCGCACCAAGTGCGAACACTGTGGAAGATTCACAACGGTCAACACTTGATGAGCAGCCATAAGGAGAACCACATGAGCAAGCACCATAAGCTGCGGCACCTGGGGCAGCCCACGAGCCTGATAGCCCTGGCAATTGAACATGACATACCCTACAGCACCTTGAATCGCAAGTGGGCGGATGCGGGCAAGCCGGAGGATATCCCGCCGGAGATGATAGAGCAGGTGCGGAAGGTGCGGCGCGGACGGCGTGCTCCAGGGAAGCGGCCAGGGATGTCAGCGATCAAGGCCCGGCAATCCGGGTTGAGCCTGCAACAACTGTATTCCGACCCCAATTACCTGCCCCATATCCCGCATGGCGATCTCGCCCACCTGTCGGACAAGGGGAACACGGGCGCGGCTCGAACATCATGAGTGGCCCAAAGCAAGGAGAACAGGCATGAAAAACCGATTGACCGACCTCAACAATCATCTGTTCGAGCAGTTGGAGCGACTGAACGATCCCGACATCAAGGGCGAAAAGCTCAAGGAAGAACTCGCCAGGGCTCAGGGGATGACCTCCATCGCCGGACACATCATCCAAAATGCCGCCGTGGTGCTCAAGGCCCATGTGGCGATGAAGGAACGGCTGATCGACGGCCCCATGCCGGCCATGCTCACACAAGGCCCTGAAAAACAATGAGGCACAAATGGGCCAAAGAACATCTTTCCTGGGTCAGGGCAAATCTGCACCTGACCAAAGATGAGATGGCAAAGGGGCTCCATAAAGAGTTCGGCTTCACCTGCACTAAAGGCATGGTCGTCGGGGTGTTTAAAAACCACGGTATTGTTTGTGGCCGGACGGGACGTTTCGAGCCAGGTAACGTCCCGTTCAATACCGGCAAAAAAGGGGTCAATGGCAGATCGACGACAACTTTCAAAAAAGGGCACCGGCCGCACAATTGGGTTCCCGTGGGATCGGAACGCGATAACACGGGCATCATCGAGATCAAGATCGGCGAACCGCATCAATGGCGGAGCAAGCACGTCCTCCTGTGGGAGGGTTCCAACGGGCCGGTTCCGCCTGGGCACGTGGTCATATTCGCGGATGGGGATCGGAGAAACTTTGCCGCCGAAAATCTTATGCTTGTGTCACGCGCGGAACTGGCGGTCATGAACAAAAAGCGGCTGGTTACCGACAACGCCGATGCGACCAAGGTGGGCAAGACGGTGGCGCAATTGGTGATTGCCTGCGGACGCAGAGCCAATCGCAAGTGATAACAAGGGTTGATCATGATCCACCAACTGAAAATTCTGTCCAGGTTCTACAATGACATCGAGGTCAGCGGGAAGCGCTTCGAGGTGCCGGCTTGATCCTCACCTGTCCATCCTGCGGAGCAATCGCATCGGCATCAGCCTGGGAGAACGATATGGCGGCGAGGGAAGCGCTCCAGTCAATGATTACCCTGCCCGCCCCTGTGGCCAAGGAAATCCTGGGTTACCTGGGGCTGTTCCGGCCGTCGGCGCGGGCGTTGAGTTGGAAAAAGGCCAAGAAGATCACCGCCGACCTCGCCGCCCTGATCGCACCCGGGTGGGTGCAGATCCAGGGCAAGCCGGCCCGGCCCTGCCCGCCGCACCTCTGGGCCATGGGCATGGAACAGATGGTCGCCCGCGCCGACACCCTGCAGCGGCCGCTGAAGAATCACAACTATCTTCGTCAGGTGACCTGGCACCTCGCCGATCAGGCCGACGCCGGCCGCGAGCAGCAGCAACGCCGGGCTGAGACCGACGGCAGCCAGCGGGTGATTCGACCGGCGTCCAACCAAGACGATATGAGTGAGGCCATGCGACGATACATCGCAGAATATGGCGACCCATTGGACAAAATGGAGCAGCAAGGTGAAATCAATGGCGAATAATACCAAAAAGCCCACCAGGGACGAACTTGTTGAGCAGGTCAAGGCATTGAGCAAAGAGGAGTTGCTGGCGTTGATCTTTATGGATGGTGTCTTCTTTTGGAGATTTGCGCTCAACCAGCGGAACATCAACATGGCCAAAGGTCATGTGATCCGAGCGAAGGCCGATGCTGCTTTTGCGAAATGGGAAGAGTTGGTCAACAAAAGGGCAACAGATCCGCCGCATGATAATAGCCTTGAAGGGCAAATCGCCTTCCTCAAGAGCGTTCAGGAGTCCGAAGGATGGTACAAAAAGTACCAGGTTCTGAGCTCAAAGGCCGACAAGCTTCAATTTGGTCACCTGGACCATATTCTCAAACAGGAGACCGACCATGCCGCCGAGTAAAAGCGCCCTGGCCCGGATCCACATCGCCAGGAAGGAACTGGTCATCACCGAGGATGCCTACCGCGATATGTTGCGGCTCAACTTCCGGGTGGAGTCTGCCAAGGAGCTGACCGAGCGGCAGGCCCTGGAGTTGATCGGCATGTTCCAGGCCAAGGGCTGGGAGCCCAAGGTGAGCGCCAAGCCACGCAAAAATCCGAATTACATCAGTATCAAGCCCGGCCCGGCGGCCAAGCAGCAGAAGAAGGTGCTGGCCCTGTGGCACGCTCTGGGCTACGACATGGCCAAGTTGCACGCCAGGGTCAAGAAGCAGTTCGGGATCGACCGGTTCGAGTGGCTGGAGAACGGCCAGGCCCTGCACATCCTGATCACCGATCTGGAGCACCGGCTGGAAAATCGAGGAGCGAAGAAAAAATGAGCAAGACCTTCGATATCATCAACCTGCCCGAGGATGCCCTGCCGGCCATCGACACCCTCAGCGGCGACATGCGCCTGGTGGCCGAGATCGTGGGGGTGCGCGCCGCCCTGCTCCTGGCCCAGCGGTTCGACGGCACGCCGATCCGCATCTGGGGCTATCGGCGGTGGCTGCAAAACTATCGCGACCGGTGTATGCGGGCCGAATACGACCGGGGCGGCATTGCCGGGGTGGACCTGTTCCGCAAATACGGAGTGTCCGAGAGCTGGGGCTGGAAGATCCTCGGCCGAACCACCGACGATCGGCAGATGAGTCTGTTCTAGGGATAACGGCACGGGGATATGATGAAAGACGCAGCAGGGAATGTTCCAAAAGAGCTGACCACATTTGAAAAGAAGTGGCGCGATTCCGTGCAGTCTGGAGCAGCAAAGGACAAAATGCAGGAGTTGCAGGTTTTGCAATCATTGCCATTGGACCAAAAGATCGAGCTGACCATTGCAAAAATCAAATGTTGGTACGAATCATTTAACGGCCAGGTCGCGGTCTCTTTTTCAGGTGGAAAAGATTCGTCGGTTCTGTTGTGGCTTGTGCGCCGTATTTATCCAGAAGTGCCTGCGGTGTTCTGCAATACGGGCCTGGAATATCCGGAGCTGGTCCGGCATGTGAAGGCTATGCCAAACGTGATCATAATGCGGCCCAAAATTCCGTTCAACATCGTGTTGCTGAAACACGGCTACCCTTTAGCGAGTAAGAAGGTGGCGAGAGGAATATCCATTCTTCGCCATCCAACCGAGAACAATCAAAACGTCTATCGCTTGTATGACCAGGGCATCAATCGTTTTGGTGAGCAGGTCAATGGATTTCGGATTGCTGATCGATGGCGCTTTCTGGTCGACGCTCCTTTTGAGTGTAGCGACAAGTGCTGCTCGATAATGAAAAAGGAGCCAATGGCAAGGTATCAGCGAGAACATGGTCGTCGCCAATATGTTGGCACCATGGCTGCAGATTCCAAAGCCAGGCAAAAGGCTTACCTCCAGCATGGTTGCAATGGCTACGACATGAAAGACCCCAAATCCATGCCAATGGGATTTTGGACCGAACAGGATGTTTTTAGGGCCATTGTCAAGTATCAGATCAAAATTCCGTCTGTCTATGGGCAGGTCAGGAGCAAGAGCGATGGCACCATGTATTGTACTGGAGTCAAGCGCACTGGCTGTGTCTTCTGCATGTTCGCCATCCACATGGAGCCCAGCCCAAACCGTTTTCAAAGGCTTTATCACAGCCACCCAAAGCTTTACCGATACTGCATGGATAACCTTGGTTTAGGGGATGTTATGGCCTACGTGAGAAACAATTGCCCGGACAAGGCTGTCGCACATAAATTTTCAGGGCAGATGACACTGTTCTGATTGACGCCGGCACCTCCCTCATGTCACTTGCCGGCTTCGATCCGCTGCTTGATCTCGTTCAATTTGGTTTGGTACCAGAGGGTGTCGGGATTGTTGTCCAACGGTGTGACTCGTTCAAATGCCGACCCCGGATTTGTGATTGCCGCGAACGACGCGACAATCCTCGTCGAGTCCCCGATCTCAAAGACATTGTAAGTGATCCTGGCATAAGGGGTGACATCGTATTGGCTGGCAAACAAGACCGAGGCCATTGCGTTGTCAAAGGGCTTCTCGAAAACAAGGATATTGGGCGAGGATGATTTGACGGAATACCGCCTGTTCAACATCAGATTAGCAATCTCTGCCTGGACTTGGTTGCCGACCTTGCCCCTTATTGTCACTTCCGGCCGTCCGCTGGCGGTTTCGTGCCGGACAGGGGCGGCGCAAGCGCCGAGCAGAATGGTCATCAACGAGAGCAACAGGCATTTTGTGGCCAATTTCATACGGTTTTCTCCTTTCGTTATCATTTGCAGGCGCTGTTCCAGACTTTTTTGATATCGTCCTGGCCTTCGAGGATGACAGTCTTCCCGTTGGAAACGAAAGCCCTGAAACCCGTATAGGCACCGAAGCTGTTTTTGGCGTTGACGCGCCCGCAGGCCACCAGGCCAACAGCCTCGGTGTAGTTGGCGTATACATCCTTGAATTCAGCGGAATTTGGGTCCTTGAGAGAGTTTTTCACGGCGCGCTTGGCGTCAACAATAGTGTCAGTCCCAAACCATTTCTCCTGCTGGGCCTTCTCCTCTGCTGGAGTGAGAGGCTTGCGCTCTACTGGCTTTGCCGCTGGCGGCGGAGGCGTAGCGACCTTGGCATTGGCACCGGTGCTTGGACCGTTAATTTTCGTGCCAATCCAAGCCAAGCCGAACAAAATGGCCAACAAAATGGCGATGCGCTTCATCGAGGGGTCCTCCAGGAATGGTGATGGTTACCCACCATCGTAGCACAAGGAGCCAGGCGGTTGAAGGGTGATTGACAAAATCATTGACACCAGGGGCGTTTTCGGGCAAAGCTACCCGTGCAGCCGCAAAAAAACGGTTGCCGGGTTTGGTCGCCCGAACGGTTACAGGGGACACACCGCCCCCTTCTTTTGTTGGCGGTTTTTTTGTGTCCACAGTTCAGCGCGCACTCTCTTGGGCGGGCTGGGCAGGGAGCCTTCGGGCTCGCCGGGTCCTGTACCTCGGTCGACCAACCTGCTCGGTCCGCCCTTTTTGTTTGGTCGCAAGGGGCGGGAACTTCTATCATTGTACAGGAGTAACGCTATGAACCAACGCCAGATTGACATCCTCAAGCAAACCCTCATCATCAAGGACGGTCACCCCGTCGCCACCTCGCTTAAGGTCGCCGAGGCATTCAACCGCGAGCACCGTACCGTTCTGCAAGCCATAAGGGACATGGAGTGCAGCCCCCAGTTCCGACAGCAGAATTTTCTGCAGATGGCGCATTTTCGGGCTAACCCGGTCACCGGCGGACAAACAGAGTCCCCTTGTTACGAGATGACCAAAAACGGCTTCCTTTTCCTGGCCATGGGGTTCACTGGTCAAAAGGCGGCCCTGTTGCGCGAGGGATACATCCGCGCCTTTGACGAGCTGGCGACTGAGATCGCCTCCGGCATGGCCCGCACCCGCGAAGAGTTGACCGACCGGCTGATGATGGTCGTCTCCGAATCGGCCCGGTTCGGCTACGATGCCTCTTTCATCCCCGAGTTGGTGCGGTATCGGCGGTTGGGGTTGACCCAGGAGGAAATCGGCCGGTTGTTCGGCATGCCGGCCCGGACGGTGGCCAATTGGACCAAGAAGATCGCCGACGCCGGCGTGGTCCTGCCGGTGCAGCACACCAGAAAAACAAAGACCTTCTTCAAAAATTTGCACGCAAACGCAGAAAAACAGCTCCAGCTCTTCCCGGTGGGGGCGCTGCGATGACCGCGGTGTCGCCCTCGGCCGACCCCGCCGACCAACTGGAAGACGTCGCCGCCGTGCTGGAGTTCCTGGCCGACGCCACCCCGGCCCTGGCCGCGCCCGGCGCCGGCGGCCTCACCGACCGCTCGGCCCACGGCCTCCACCTGATCCTCCGCGCCGTGGCCGAGACCATCAACCGCGCCCGCTCGATGCTGTAGCGGTAGCGGTAGGTTGGGTTAAGCGCAGCGCAACCCAACAGAGTTTTACCCACCGCCCCTTGCCGCCAGGCAAGGGGCGCTCTTCTTTCCACTGTAGTCCCGCAGTCTTACCCCCTCCCCTTCATTCGCCTATATTCCCCTCATCAACATGGCTCGGACAGGCCATGCATTCTCCTTTGTGCTGGGCGGGGCTCACAACCCCGCCCGTTTCAAGGTTTGGTTAAATCGAAGCAAGCGGGGGGCCTATGAGTTTCGAACACGCCTTTGCCACCACCATGCAGGATGAGGGCGGCTACGCCAATAACCCCAAGGATAAGGGTGGCGAGACCTACATGGGTATCGCCCGCACCATGCATCCCGACTGGCTCGGCTGGCCGCTCATCGACGAGTGCCTCCGGCATGGCGATCCCCTGTCCCTGGACCCCGACCTGGTGCGCGAATTTTATCACACCGAGTTCTGGCAGCCGCTGCGCTGCCACCTGATCGATCCGGTCAGCGCGGCCGTGGCCGCGGAGTTGTTCGAGGCCAGCGTCAACTGCGGCCCAGGCAACGGGGTCAAGTTCCTCCAGCGGGCACTTAATGCCCTCAACTCCCACGAGCGCCTGTACCCCGACCTGGTCGAGGATGGCGCCATGGGAGCCAAGACCCTGCACGCCACCATGACCTGCCTGACTCATCGGCCGCCGCGCCTCCTGGTCCGCTGCCAGAACGGCGAGCAGTACCTCCACTACAAGAACTGGAGCCAACACGAGGATTTTCCGGGCGTATTCGCCCGCACCTGATTCAGGCCCCTCAACCGATAATCCGAGCATCAGAGGTCATCCATGCAGCACTTCTTCACCGCGCAGAACATCAGGCAATTCGTGCCCATCCTGGTCATTCTCCTGCTCCTCGTCACCGAGGTCGCCTGTTTCGGCCCCAAGGGGGCCAGTACCCTGGGCAATGGCCAGGTGGACGCAGTCGAGGCGGCCACCATCCGGGTGGCGGTGGGGCTGGCCTTCAGTGCCCAACCCGAGACCGTTGCCCCGGCCTATGCGGTAGCCACCGCTGTGCTGGCAGTGCTGACCGACACCAAGGAACCGGTACCGGCCTCGGTCATCGATCGGGTCATCGGCGCCCGAGTCGATAGCCTCAACCTGGATCCGGCGACCCGGCAATCGTTCAACGACCTGGTCCTGCTGGTCCAGGCCAAGATCATGGAACAGTTGGGTGCCGGCACCGAGGTGGCGAATAAGGTCGTGGTGATCCGCGACATCGTCGCCATCGTCCGGGAGACCGCTGCCGCCCGGCTCGGCGTTGCCCAGGCCGCCAACCAATAATGGATGAGGCCGATCTCGCCCAGCGCGATCAGGAGCGGTTCCAGAAAATGGCCCTCAAACACCACTTGGACAGCATGCCCCAGGGCGAGTCGGCCTTCGAGTGCGAGGACTGCGGTGAGCCGATCCCCGATGGTCGGAGAAAAGCGGCCCCCGGCTGCACCCGTTGCGTGTTCTGCCAACAGCTATTTGAGTCAGCCGGGGACAGGTTTAAACCTGTCCCACGGGAAGATAAAAGGAGGTTCCGTTGATCGAGGGCTTGTCGTTGAGCGTGATTATGTCGGCGGTGTCCGTGCTGGGCTTGCCCGGCCTGGTCCTGATCTTCTGGTACGTGGACCAGCGGCGCTACGAACGCGACCGCAAGGAGCGGATGGAACGCGAGGCCGAGGAACAGTTGGAGCGGCTGGAGTGGGACCAGAAGCGAGATCAGCAGCATCTGGCAGAAATCACGCTGATGAAGGAACATTTCGCCGCTGCCACCACCCTCTATGACAAGCGGTTCGAGAGCGTGGTGCGGATGTACGAGGACAATGTGCTGCTGGTCAAGGGGTACGATCGGGTGGCCGGGGAGCTGCTCGGCGCCGTCGCCCTGAACACGCAGGTCAGCACCAGGCTGGCTGAACGGATCGACAACAATCTCTTTTGCCCGATCATCAAGAAGGGGGGCGTGGATGGGCTTCGATAATGAACGATTGACCCGGCGCGGCATGCTGGCCGAAAAAGAGGCCCGGCTCCGCGAGCTGGAGAACTCCATGCAGGGCGACATCTTCGCCGTGCGGGCCGCGCTGGAGCCCTATGCGCCACTCCACGAGATCAAGCCGGAGCAGGCGGCGATCCAGGCGGTCGAACTCGCGGGCAAGCACGCCGAGTACATGGGGCTGCGCGGCGAGATCGCGGCCTTGAAACGAGCCCTGGGGATCTCGTCCAGTCAGCCGGGGACAGAATTAATTCTGTCCCGCGGGTAGTTAAAATGCCCGAATCCTACGGCTGGGAGACCATCGAGGCTACCGAGGAACTCTACATCCTCGACGGCCTCACCTTCGAGCAGGTGGCCGGGCGCACCGGCGTCTCGGTCTCCCAGCTCAAGCGCTGGTCGTCGGATTCGGATCCGACCTGGCCGGACCGCCGCCGCGAGTACCGCCAGGCCCAGACCTCGGTCCGCAGGGGCGTGATGCTGGCCAAGGCGAAACTGATCGAGTCGGTGATCGCCACCGAGGACCCGCAGAAGGCCTACGCCTTCGGCGCCCTGGTCAGCTCCGGCAAGCTGGTGGAACAGGAGGCACGGGAACGGTCCGGTGCCGCAAGCATGGGCGATCCGGCCCAACCTGCCGGACGCGAGATCCGGACGCCCCAGGATGCGGTCGAAGCGCTGCGGGAGGCGGTGCAGATCAAGCTGAACTCCATGCTGACCCGGCCCGGAGAACTGTCCTTTGCCGCGATCAAGGACACCAAGGCGGCCCTGGAGATGATCGAGCAACTCCAGGGCAAATACAAACCCGAAGACGAGCCTGCCCGGAAGGGCGGCCTGTCCGATGAGGCGGCCGAAGCGATCCGCCGCCAGATCCTGGGACTCAACCGATAATGGCCGAATTCGTCAAGGAAGACCGAACCCGACGCACCCCCATGGCCCTGTTGCCCTACCAGCAACGGTGGCTCGAGGACGGGGGCGAGGTCAAGATCATCGAGAAGTCCCGGCGGATCGGTCTCTCCTGGGCGGAGGCGGCCGACGATGCCCTGCTGGCCGCCAGCCAGAACGGCATGGACGTCTGGTACATCGGCTACAACAAGGACATGGCCCAGGAGTTCATCGAGGACTGCGGCGACTGGCTGGGGCACTTCAACAAGGCGGCCTCGGCGGTGGAGGAGTTCGTCCTGGAGGATGAGGACAAGGATATCCTCGCCTTCCGGATCCGCTGCGCCTCGGGCCACAAGATCGTGGCCCTGTCCAGCCGTCCTTCCAACCTGCGCGGCAAGCAGGGCAAGGTGGTGATCGACGAGGCGGCCTTCCACGACGACCTGGGCGAGCTGATCAAGGCGGCCATGGCCCTTTTGATGTGGGGTGGCCGGGTGGTGATCATCTCCACCCATGACGGCGACACCAACCCCTTCAACGAGGTGATCAACGAGGTCCGGGCCGGCAAGAAACCATACAGCCTGCACCGGGTGACCATCGACGATGCCCTGGCCGAAGGACTGTATGAACGCATCTGTCTCCGCCTGGGCAAGGAGTGGAGCCCGGAGGCCGAGACCGAGTGGCGGGACAAGCTGATCGCCCAGTACGGCAGCGGCGCCGACGAGGAGCTGTTCTGCATCCCCAGCCAGGGCTCGGGCGCCTTCCTGCCCAGGGTGATCATCGAGCACTGCATGCGGGAAGATATCCCGATTCTGCGCTGGTCCTGCACCAACGAGTTCACCTTGCAGCCGGATCATATCCGCCAGGCCGAGGCCCTGGAGTGGTGCGAGGAGCATCTCGCGCCGCTGCTCGAAAAGCTGGATCCGAAGCACCGGCATTACGCCGGGGAGGACTTTGCCCGCCTGGGCGACCTGACCGTGCTCTCGCCCTTGGAAGAGCGGGAGGACCTGACTTATCGCCAGCCTTTTGTGGTGGAGTTGTCCAACGTGCCCTTCGAGGAGCAGAAGCTGATCGTCTTCCATGTACTCGATCGTCTGCCCCGGTTCAGTTTCGGCAAGTTCGATGCCCGTGGCAATGGGCAGTACTTGGCGGAGCGGGCCATGCAGCGCTACGGGGCCGGCCGGATCGAGCAGGTGATGCTTTCCGAGGCCTGGTACCGCGACGAGATGCCCCGGTTCAAGTCATTCTTCGAGGACGGCACCGTGGAAGTGGCCAAGGATGCCGATCATCTCGATGATTACCGGGCGCTCAAGATGATCCGAGGCGTGGCCAAACTGCCGGAGACCAAAACCAAAGGCTCAGACGGCCGGCAGCGCCATGGTGATGCGGCCATTGCCCTGGCCATGGCCATCTCGGCTACCAGGATGGAGGTCACCGAGTACGCCTACCATCCGGTGGGCAGACGAAACGATGATCGGATCGAACGGCCGATTCGGGTGACGGCCGGGCTCGGCGCCGGCAAGGGGTTGTGGTGATGCTCTACGATTATCTCGGCCGACCGGTCCGTACACGGGACCTGACGCGGGAACAGGCGGCGCCGACCCTGACCGGCATCCGCACCATCTGGAACGACAGCTATGCCTCGGGCCTGACCCCGGCCGGGCTGGCCACCCTGTTGCGGGCCGCTGCCGACGGGGACCACCATGCCTACCTGACACTGGCCGAGGAAATGGAGGAACGGGATCTCCACTATGCGGCTGAGCTGGGCAAGCGCAAGCTGGCGGTGTCCCGACTGCCGCTGACCGTGGAAAGTGCCAGTGATACTGGCCGGGACAAGGAGCTGGCCGATGCGGTGCGGACCCTGATCCGCACGCCTGGCTTCCGGGGCCTGCTCAAGGATCTGCTCGATGCCATCGGTAAGGGTTTTTCGGTGGTGGAGATCCTCTGGCAGACCGGGACCCAGTGGCGCCCGGCCAACTACGAGTGGCGAGATCCCCGCTTCTTCCAGTTCGACCTGGTCAGCAGGAGGGAGATCCGGCTGCGGGACGAAGCCGACCTGATGAACGGCCTCGAGCTGGCGCCCTACAAGTACCTGACCCATGTCCACCGGGGCAAGGCCGGCATCCCCATCCGGGGCGGCATCGCCCGGCTGGCCGCCTGGGCCTACATGTGCAAGGGCTACACAGTCAAGGACTGGCTGGCCTTTGCCGAGGTCTTCGGCATGCCGCTGCGGTTGGGCAAGTACGGCTCCTCGGCCAGGGAAGACGAGATCCGGATCCTCAAGACGGCGGTGGCCAACCTGGGTACCGACGCGGCGGCAGTCTTCCCCGAGTCGATGCAGGTGGAGTTGATCGAGGCCGGCAACAAGGGCGGCTCGGCCGACTTCTTCGAGCGGCTGGCCAACTACCTGGACGACCAGGTGAGCAAGGGCATCCTCGGCCAGACCGCCTCCAGCTCGGGCACGCCGGGCAAGCTCGGCAACGAGGACTTGCAGGCCGAGGTGCGCGACGATATCCGTGACGATGACGCCGAGGCCCTGGAAGAGACCCTCAACCGCGACCTGGTCCGGCCGTTTATTGACCTCAACTTTGGCCCGCAGGAGCAGTACCCAGAGATCCAGCTCCGGGCCACCCCGCCGGAGGACGTCAAGGCCCTGGTCGACGCGGTGGAGAAGCTGGTGCCGCTGGGCCTAAAGGTGGAGCAATCGGTGATCCGCGACAAGCTGGGTCTCCCGGATCCTGACCCGTCTGCTAAGCCCGAGGACCTGCTACGGCCCCAAGGTGAACCCCGGCAACCTGCCGTGGGCCAGGATGAAAAGAAACCGGTCCCGCCGGCCATGGCCACCAACAGCATGGCAAAGCCGCAGGGAGCGCCGGTGGAGACGGTGCTCTTCAATTGGGCGAAGGAGGCAACAGCACATCCGGCGTCCGGATTGATTGACCAGGCTGAGGCCTTGCTCGGTCAAGCGGAGAGCCTAGCCGAGTTCCGGGAGCGACTGATCGATCTGTTGGCCGATTCCAAGCCTGAAGAGTTGGGCGAGATCATGGCCCGGATGGAGTTGCTGGGCAACCTGGCCGGCCGGATGGAGGTGGCGGGGTGAAAAGGCCATCCGTCTGGGAGATCGCCATGACCGTGGGCCTGCTTGTCCTTGCCGGCTTGATCGTGCATGTCGCCAGCAACCTCAGCCATGGCCAGGCCGTCGAGGTGCCGGCAGCCCGGATGCTGGCCGATTGGCAGGAGTTGCAGCGGCTGGCCAGGGAACACCCATACCGGGAACAATCGGACCGCGATGGATGCCGCTGAGTTCGAACGGGTATTTCGTCTGCCCTTTGCCGAGGCCACGGCCTGGTTTCGCGCCAAGCTCGACATTCCCACCACCAGATGGGACGAGTTGGAAGGTCTGGCCCACGGCAAGGGATTCATGTCCGCCGGGGCCTACCAGGCTGACCTGCTCGCCGAGTTGCGGCAGTTGGTGGACAAGGCGATTGCCGGCGGCACGGACATCCGTGAGTTCCGCCAGCAGTTTCGCCCCCTGGTGGAACGCTACGGCTGGCAGTTGCAAGGTGGTGGCCCGGCCTGGCGGAGCGACCTGATCTGGCGGACCAACATTACCTGCGCCTATCAGGCCGGCCGCTGGCAGCAGTTCGAGGCCGCCGGGATCGAGTATCTCAAGTACGTGCACAACGACGGCGTGCGCAACCCCCGGCCCAACCACTTGGCCATGGATGGCCTGATCCTGCCCCGGACTGACCCGTTCTGGCAGGTCAATTACCCACCCAACGGGTTCGGGTGCAAGTGCCGGGCAGTAGCCGCCACCAAGGCCGAGTACGAGGCGGCCCGGCCGGATCAGCGGACCCGGCCCGAGAACTGGCAGGAACTGCCTGACAAGGGCTGGGACTACAACGTCGGCACTGCTGGCAAGCAGCATCTGGCCGATGCCATGCTGGAGAAGATGGACCGGATGCCGTTGGAGATCGGCCAGGCTTGGATGCGGCTGATCACAACGATGGGGTTGGAAGAGTGGACCCAGCGATGAGCAGGAAGAACGGGCACAAAAACAACTCGCTAACCGGAGATTCGCCAACAACACCTCCCTTGCGCTCAACAAATGACCAATAGGCCTGAGCGTCGGAGAGCTTGGTCGATCCGGTTAACGAGGACCATAGGTAGGTTATGGAATTCGTTGACCCAGGTGGGAGGAGAGAACCCGCCTGGTCCTCATCACCTACAAAAAAGCCGATGAGGTCGGTTCCCTGGGAGTGGAACCAATCAACGAACCCTGCAATTTCAATATAAGGCCGATGAGCTTGACCGACAATGGAGCTGCTACTCCAAACCGATGACCGCGAAGTGGTCAACCTGTTCAACCGATTGCTGCGCCGGGCCGTCGACCTGACCCCGACCATGCAGGCCATCGGCGCCTTCTATGAGCGCAGGGTGATCGAGAATTTCAAGAACCAGTCCGCACCGGACGGCACGCCCTGGCAACCGCTCTCCGAGGTGACCCTGCACATGGGCCTCGCGCGGAACAAGGGATGGAAGAAGAACGGCTATCTATCAACCAAGGGCAAGCGCTACCTGACCGGCAAGCGGATCCTGTGGGAACATGGCGACCTGGAAGGTTCGGTGCACAGCCAGGCCTCCAAGGACAGTGTCACCATCGGCGCTGGTGGCCATGTGGCGCCTTATGCGCCCGTGCATCAGCGCGGCACCAAAAGGGCTGGCCGGGGCCGTAAGGTGACCATCCCGGCCCGAGAGTACCTGGCCATGAACCGGGGCACGGAGATGCAGTTGGCAGAGAGAGACCGAACCATGGTGCTCGACCTGATCCGGGAGCGGCTGCTTGGCCCCTGATGGGCGAGGCCGCCAAACGCCCGCATTCTGGAGTTGCGAGTGCTGCGCCCCCGAGTGCAGCCGTGGGCAGGAAAATCAAATACAGGGAATTTTAAACGGTTTTTAAACGGGGTTCTGCAAAAGGAGCAGCATGAACAAAAAAGCGGTCATGGGCCAGGGGGGAATCGGGCGGACTATCCTTCCCCTGGCTCTCAATTTCCAGGCAAACGACTCGGGTCTGCCCGAACGCATCGAGCTGTTGCCGGCAGGTGAGCGGATAACCGGCCGCGATGGTCGATCATGGAACAACCCCAGCCCGGACAAGGTGGTGCAGCAGGTCAATGATCGAGGCCTCGACCTGGTGCTCGATTTCGAGCATGCCAGCGAACTGCGGGCACCGAAAGGTGAACCAGCTCCGGCGGCGGCCTGGTTGAACGATCTACGGGTCGAGGAGGATGGCCGCATCACGGCAGCGGTCAATACCTGGACCCCGGCCGGAGAGGCGGCGGTGAGGAACAAAGAATACCGCTACCTCAGCCCGGCCGTGCTCTACGACCAAAAAACCATGACCATCGTCGGCATCGCCAGTGCCGGCCTGACCAATAAACCGAACCTGCCGCTTGCGGCACTCAATCACGAGCAACAGGAGGAAGACACCATGCTCAAGAAGATTTTGGCCAAACTCGGCCTGGCCGAGGACGCCACCGAAGAGACCGCGCTGAACGCCCTCGGCAAACTGCAAACCGATTTGCTGACCGCGCTCAACAGTGCCCGGACCCCGCCCATGGACAAGTTCGTCCCTCGGGCTGACTACGAACTGGCCCTCAACCGGGCCACCACCGCCGAGGCCAAGATTGCCCAGGACGAACAGGACAAGCTGGAAACCGAGATCGCCACCGCCATCAACCAGGCCTTGATCGAGGGCAAGATCGCCCCGGCCAGCAAGGACTACTACACCGCCATGTGCCGGACCGAAGGCGGGTTGGACCAGTTCCGCACCTTCATCTCCTCGGCGCCGAAAATCGTGCCTGATTCCGGACTCGGCGGCAAGACCCCGGAAGACAGCCAGCAGACCGCCTTGAACGCGGACCAGACCAAGATCATGCGGATGCTCGGCAACACCGCCGAGGATCTCGCCAAGTACGGCAAATAACCGGAAACATCCGGCCGATTATCAGCAAGCTGGGGACAGAATTCAATTCTGTCCCACAGGAAACTTTAAAAGGAGCACACCATGGCACTGACTTCAGACCGCAACACCCCACGCCGGGACGGAACCGAGTTCAACCTCGGCGTCGCGGCGAGCACCAAGATCTACGGCGGCTCCATTGCCTGCCGTAACGCCGGCGGCTACGCCGTGCCCGGATCGACCGCCACCACCCTCAAGGCGCTGGGGATGGCTACCCAGCAGGTCGACAACTCGGCCGGAGCAGACGGGGCCAAAAAGGTGCAGATCCGCAAGGGCACTTTCCGGTTTGCCAACTCGGCTGCCGGCGACCTCATCACCATCGTCGACATCGGCAACGACTGCTACATCGTCGACGACCAGACCGTGGCCAAGACCAACGGCACCAACACCCGGTCCGTGGCCGGCAAGGTCCACGACGTGGATGCCGATGGCGTCTGGGTGACGTTCTAAACTTTAAAGCAAGCTGGGGACAGAATTCAATTCTGTCCCACAGGAAACTTTCAAAATCCATTTCAATTCAGGGAGAACACACCATGAAATCGAGAATCACCACGCTGTTGCTGTGGATCGGCCTGCTCTTTGTGCCCTGCGTGGCCGGTGCGCTGCTGGGCACCCAGGAGGCCTTCGCCGGCTTTGATCCATCCCTGGTCCCGCTCATGGGCCTCGGCGGCCTGATCGTCAACAAGGCCAACCTGGAGGCGGTCTTCCTCAACCTGAAGACCATCTTCAACAAGGCCTTCGAGGCGGCACCCTCCATCTGGCAGCAGACCACCATGCTGGTACCGTCCGGCTCGAGCCAGAACAACTACAACTGGCTGTCCCGTTTCCCCAAGATGCGGCGCTGGATGGGCGAGAAGTTCATCAAGCAGTTCGAGGCATTCAAGTATGCCATCGTCAACGAGGACTGGGAAGCCACCGTGGCCGTGAACCGCAACGATATCGATGACGATACCCTGGGTATCTATGCGCCCATGGCCCAGGAGGCCGGCTATTCTGCCAAGCAGTTGCCGGACGAGATCGACGCCGAGCTGAAGAATGGGGCCTTCACCGCCCTGTGTTATGACGGTCAGTATTTCTACGACACCGATCATCCGGTGGCCGGGGCCAGCGTGAGCAATAAGGGGACGGCCGTACTGTCGAACGCCTCCCAGGCTGCGGCCGCCGCTGGATACGGCGCCGCAAGATTGGCCATCATGTCGTTCAAGGATGAGGAAGGGCGACCCCTTAACCTAATCGGCGACACTCTGGAGGTTCCGCCGGCCCTCGAGACCATAGGCCGCATGCTGATGGAGAACGACAAGCTGGCCGACGATACTCCCAACCCCTATAAGGGCACGGCCAAGCTTCTGGTCAACCCCCGCCTGGAATCGACCACCGCCTGGATGCTCCACGTGACCACCAGGCCGGTCAAACCGTTCATCTACCAGGAACGCAAGGCCCCGGTTTTTGTCCAGCAGACCGATGCCCAGGCCGACGACGTGTTCATGCGCAAGGAGTTCAAGTTCGGCGCCGAGGCACGGGCCGCCGGCGGCTATGCCTTCTGGCAGTTGAGCTACGGATCCACCGGCTTGGGTTGATAACCGAGACACCATCAAGATAGGGGGGCTGGGCGACCAGCCTCCCTTGCTGACAACCAGTGAGGAAGGACATGATCATTATCACCAGTAAGAAAGACGGCTTCCGTCGCTGCGGCATCGCCCATCCGGCAACGACGACCGAGTATCCGGACGACCGGTTCACCGAGGAAGAACTGGAAGTGCTCCGGAAAGAGCCCATGCTCGTGGTGCTCGAGGCCGCCGAAGCAGAGGCTGGCTCGCCCGCTACACCGACAGCGGCAAGGGCCAAGATAGCTTTTATCAGCAAGGTAGCCATCCTTGAGGAGTTGGAAAAGTTGGTCGAGGGCGAGACCCGCAAGGCGGTCCTGGATGCCATTGCGGCCCGCCGCCAGGAGCTGGAGGCATAAGCCATGCCCTACACGACCCTGACGAGGCTGCTGGAGCGGATGCCCGAAAGCGTGCTGATTGACCTGACTGATGACGCCGGTACCGGTGGCATCAACGAACAGGCGATCGACCGGGCCATCGCCGATGCCGACACCGAGATCGACAGTTATATCGGCCGGCGCTACGTCACGCCGGTCGTACCGGTGCCCGACCTGCTCGGTCGGCTTTCCCTGGATCTAGTAGCGGAGATCCTCTACGCCCGCCGGGCACATGCCACCACGCCGGAGGCGGTGACCAGGGCGGCCAAGACGGCCCGCGCCATCCTGGTGGACATTGCGGCCAACAAGGCCGACATCCCCGGACTCGCGGAAACGGACACCAGCGGCACCTCGGCCTGTGGCGCCAGTTTTGACGCCGACGAGCGGTTATTCACCCGGTCAACGCTGCGGGGGATGTGATGCTGAAGACCCTCGGGGAGGCCATCAAGGCCCGGCTGGAAGGTTTGGAGGTATTCAAGGCGGTCGAGCAGGGGTTCAGCAAACGGGCGCTGCAATCCCCACCCTCTGCGGTTTTCTTCCTCTATGACGACGAGGAGGTGGCCAACAAACCGGTGACCCGCAAGCTCACCTGGGAGATCGCCCTGTTGGTCAGCTATCTGGATCAGGTCAAGGGGCAAGCCTTGATGCATGACCTGATCGACACGGTCCGGCCGGCATTCATTGGTTGGCTGCCGGTGACGGCGGGCTGCCTGCCCACAGCCGCGCCCCGATTCCGCTACGAGGGCGTGGAAGATACCCTCTTGATTTACACCGGCCGGGTGACCATGCAGGTCGTGCCGGAGAAGATCTTATAGCTGGCTGGGGACAGGGATAGAGCAAGCTGGGGACAGAATTCAATTCTGTCCCACAGGAAGATTTAACGCTGTCCCACAGGAAGCTTAACAAAACGGCTGCAAGGCCAGGAGAAACCTATGGAACGCACACAACAAGGCATGATCCTCGGTGGGGATCTGTACTTCGACTTTTTGTCCGCTGCCGGCGTCTCGACCGGCTTTGAACTGGTCGGCAACGCCACCAAGCTGGTCCCCAAGGTCGAGACCGAGACCATCGACGCCAAGCTTAACGGCAAGCTCACCCTGGGCCAGACCGGCAAGTCCTACACCAGGATCTCGGATGCCACGATCTCCTTCTCGATGAACATCTACGATCCCAAGATCGTGGCCGCCTACTTCATGGGCTCGGCGGTGGATATCACAGCGGCCTCCGGGGCCTACACGGCGACGATCACCGGCATCCTCGACAAGTGGGTGGATCTCGGTCACCTCGACCTGACCACCTGCACGGTCAAGGATGCAACCGACACCACCACCTACGTTGCCGGCACCGATTACGAGGTCAACACCGGCCTGGGCATGATCAAGGTGATCAGCGCGGCCATTGATGGGGATGAACTGCACATCAGTGGTAACAAGGCGGCCCAGTCCGGGGTCAAGATCACCGGCGCCACCTCGCCGATCATCAATGTCGGCCTCTACCTCGACGGACGGAACTATGTCGAGGGGACAGACGTCAAGCTGCGGGTCTGGCAGGCCCAGATCCGGGCCGAGGGGGATTTTGACCTGCTTGCCCAGGGCGGCTTCCCCGAGCTGTCCTTTGCCGGCAAAATGCTGACCCCTGCCGGCAAGACGTCCCCGTTCGAACTGCGGTGATCTGACCGCCACAACCGTATTCCTTCATAAGGAGACACCATGCAGAAAGTGAAAACCATCCAGATCGGCCCCCGATCCTTCACGTTGAAGGAATTGCCGGTGCGGGTGATCTGGGACCTGGTCAACAATGGCCAGGCCGGGCAAGCGACCGGCATGCTCGGCCGGTGCGAGGAGTTGCTCAAGCTGGCCTGCCCGGAACTGACCCAGGAGGTCCTGCTCGATCTTTACCCATCGGAGATCGAGGAGCTGTGGCAAGCATTCGAGGAGGTGAACGCCGCTTTTTTGGGGCTGATCCGCCGGATCGGGTTGGACACGGCCCTGATCGGGGCGGTGAGCGAGGCGATCGCGACTTCGATCGGGCAATTTGCGGCCTCATTACCAGCGGTCACGGTTCCAGGGTCTGGGACTACGGCTACGGTTTCTTCCTGACCGCGCTTTCAGCTTTAACGGGCGATTAAATGGGCAATCAATCCAAGGTTGAAATCATCCTCTCGGCGGTCGACCGGGGCTTGACCGCCGGTTTCAACCGCGCCCTGGGCAGGATCAAGTCCTTTGTCGCCGGGGCCAGGGAGGCGGAAACCGGCGTCATGGGCCTGACCGGGGCGGTCTCAGGACTGCTCGGCCCCCTGCTGGGGGCGGTGTCGGCGGCGGCCGGCTTGCAGAAGCTGGTGGGGGT